TACAAGCAAAGCACTATCTATTTTCGATAATCTAAATCAACTCACACCCTATGCTGTAGGATTTGATCGAGTCTTCGATCAACTCAATACATACGCTCGCAATAATGCAACATCAACAGGGTTCCCACCATATAACATCCGTAAAGGGGGTGACTACACTTATGCCATCGAAATGGCCTTGGCGGGATTTAGTAAGGATGATATTGAAATTGAAGTAGCAGAAGGTTTACTTACGGGTCGTTCAGTTAAAGAGGACTCTGAAACGAATGAAGAATATGATTCCAAAATTTATCGTGGAATCTCATATCGTAAGTTCAATCGGAAATTCACTCTTGCAGATGACATTGTAGTGAACGATGCTTCCCTCAAAAATGGTATGCTTGAGATTACTCTTGAGCGTATTGTTCCAGATGTGAAGAAACCTCGTATTATTAAAATAAAGTAATTTTGAATCGGTGAGGGGGTTCGCTCCCTCACCATTTTATTATGGAGAAAAAATGAGAAAGAAAATCTCTTACAAATATGATGAAGATAAGACGCTCGTTGAACTGAAGAAGTACATTGACGCAACTTATGATGAACACTACAGTCAAGGTAAGTATCAGTCAACTGAGTTTATTATTGACGGTGGTCATGGTGAAGGTTTCTGTATCGGCAACATCATGAAATACGCACAACGATACGGAAAGAAGGGTGGTAAGAATAAAAGTGACTTGCTAAAAGTAATTCACTATGGTATTATTGCTCTATACATTAATGAAACGGAAGGTGACAAATGAAGTATGAAATTGGTGGTAAATCGTATTCTGATATCGGTGTTTATCAAGATAAACTTGGACCAGTAGCAAAAATTACTGGAAATTCTGATGTTGGTTACACACTTACTACTGGATATCATAGTTGGGGTCCATACCTCAAACAAAAAGATGCTATTGATCATTTAATCGAATTTGAAGAGGGAAATATATAATGAAACTGACTTCGAACACAATCTCTATTCTGAAGAACTTCTCTACAATCAATCAAAACCTAATGGTGAAGACAGGTAACACTCTCTCCACCATGTCTGCAATGAAGAACATCGTTGCACAGGCAGAGGTGACAGAGACGTTCCCACAGGAATTTGCAATCTATGATCTAAACGAATTTCTATCTGCACTCTCTCTATTTGAAGAGCCAGAACTGAACTTCGAAGACTCATATGTTACAATCACACAGGAAGGTTCTCGTAAGAACCTCAAGTACTGGTTCTCTGATCCAGAGGTGGTGACAACTCCATCCAAGGCAATTGTGATGCCCTCGACTGAGGTGACATTCAATCTATCCAGTGATACTCTGAATGAAATCCAGAAGGCTGCCGCAGTTATCGGTGCGCCTGATATGGCACTTGTCAATGGTAGTCTGATGGTTACTGATAAGAAGAACGACACTGCAAACGCATATGAAACTGGTCTGGATGCAAATGATACAGATGTTAACTACAAGTTCTGGTTCAAGACTGAGAACCTAAAACTTATTGCTGGTTCTTATGATGTTGAAGTATCTTCTAAGAATATCAGTCGTTTTGTAAACTCTGCTGTAGGTGTAGAGTACTGGATTGCTCTAGAGCCTGAGTCAAAGTATAATGCGTGATACATTTCTTTGGGTTGAACAATACCGCCCAAAGACTGTTGATGAATGCATTCTACCTAAGACTCTAAAATCACAACTACAGTCTTATGTGAATAAACAGGATATCTCCAATCTGATTCTGGCAGGTGGTCCAGGCGTGGGTAAGACAACTGCTGCCCGTGCAATGCTAGAACAGATTGGTGCTACCTATATGTTCATCAACGGTTCTGAGGAGTCTGGTATTGATGTACTTAGAACCAAGATTAAGAACTTTGCGTCTACAGTCTCTCTTGAGGGTGGACGCAAGTATCTTATTCTGGATGAGGCAGACTATCTAAATCCACAGTCAACTCAACCAGCCCTTCGTGGGTTCATGGAAGAGTTTCATAGTAACTGTGGGTTTATTCTCACCTGTAACTACAAGAACAAACTGATTGCACCTCTGCACTCACGGTGCGGTGTGGTGGACTTCACTATTCCTAAAAGTGAGAAGTCTAGCCTTGCACATCAGTTCTTCAAACGTGCAATCTCAATTCTAAAAGAGAATGAGATTAAGTATAATGATAAAGTTGTTGCAGAACTCATCAACACGCATTTCCCTGATTGGAGAAGAATCTTAAATGAGTTACAGAGATATTCTGTCTCTGGTGAAATTGATGCTGGTATTCTCGTAAATCTAAGTGAGAAGAGTATCAAAGAACTCATGGGCATGATGAAGAAAAAGGAATTTACAAATGTTCGTAAATGGGTTGTCGATAATATTGATAATGATCCTGACACTCTGTTTCGTGCTGTTTATGATAACATGTATGATTATCTGGAACCTTCTACTATTCCTCATGTGGTTGTTATCCTTGGTGAATACCAGTATAAGAATGCTTTCGTCGCAGACCCAGAAATTAATATGGTGGCGTGTCTGACTGAGATTATGGCAAGGGGTAAGTTCAAATGATTTGTGAAATCTTTGATAATCTACTGGAACCACATGTTGCAGAACTGATTGATATTGAGATTAGAAAAACACACTGGAAGTATGACTACCATTCCAATAAACGGATTGGTATTCAACCACACTGGCATGTATTCTGTGGTGACAATGAAGAAGAGGTTCGCAATAATCAATATGACTTTCTTCTTCCTATTTGGGATGCTGCTGCATACAAACTCAAACTGAAGGAACGGTTTGATATTGTTGGGTGGAAACGTCTATACATGAACGCACATACGTTTGGTGTAGAGCCACACATGCATTTTGATGATGGTGACTTTACTATGATGTATTATCCTCGCATGGACTGGCAACCAGAGTGGCTTGGTGGTACTGCAATTTGGGATGACGAGGGGAAGAACATTGCAGAATATTCTAACTACGTTGGTAATCGTCTTTTGATTTTCCCTGCAAGTAACAATCATCAAGCAATGCCAGTGTCTAAGTATTGTTATGAACTACGCAACGTTGTAGTGTTTAAACTTTATGTGGATGGTGATAATGTCGATAGACTTGATTTCTACAAGTCGTAAGGAACAGTTTTATGCCAGAGTTGAAGGAATATCTTAATGCCATCAATCATACTAAGGAAAAACTTCTAGACAGTGACGATGAGGATTGGGAGAAAAAATATCCACCATTTATTGTAAATAAGTGCGTTTATCCATTTCAAGACACAATCATGTTGGTGAATGAGATTAACCAACTACCACATCTTGACAAGAAACTACAATTCGACTTTCTACTAAATAGTGTAAGGTCAAGGAAACGTTATACTCCTTGGTTGAAGGCGAATAAACTAGATAATCTAGAGGATGTAAAAGAGTATTACGGTTACAGTAACGAGAAAGCAAAGCAAGCTCTTGATATTCTAACGGATGAACAAATCGCCGAAATAAAAAAGAAATTATATAAAGGCGGTGCAAAAAAATGAGTGAAGAAGAACAGATACATTGGACACAGGAGCAGATGCTTGAGGTTACTCTCAACGAACCAGATGACTTTCTAAAGGTTCGTGAGACACTTTCCCGCATTGGTGTTGCATCAAGAAAAGAACGAACACTATATCAATCTTGTCATATACTGCATAAGCAAGGCAAATACTATATTGTGAGCTTCCTTGAATTATTTGCTCTGGATGGAAAAAAGTCAAGTATTGCAAGTAATGATATTGCAAGACGTAATACAATTGCTAATCTACTTAGTGATTGGGGACTTGTTAATATCGTTGGTGAACTTGGTGAGACTGCACCTCTAAGTCAAATCAAAGTATTATCCTATAAAGAAAAGAACGAGTGGACTTTAGAGACAAAATATAGCATAGGGGCTAAAAAGAGTAATGGATAAGTTTCGCTCTTACGTCACTGAAGAAAAACAGGAAAGTTATCGGGTTGTTGTAATCTCTAATGAACTTGGAGATAAAGCAATAACTGCGAAACGCATGGAGCAAGAAGCAAAAAATTTAAAGTATCCGTTCTATGTTGTTCCTATGGATGGAACCTATACTGTTTATGGTGATGGACGTAGAACTATTCATAAACAGGACGATGATACTGGTTTTGAAATCAGTCCTAGTGATACAGTAATTTTTGTGCGAGGAACACCCGAAAAAGATTCTTACCTTGATCTTATCTCTGAACTTCAACGAGCTGGATATTGTGTTATAAACAGCAGAGATGTTACTGAGGTTGCTGGTGATAAGTATCGTTCTTATCTTAGACTAAAAGATTTTGGTCTGACTCAACCAAACACTGTTCTTATTCCAAACGAAGAAACTATTGAAAAATCGGTTGAAGAACTAAATACAAAATTTCCAATTATTTTGAAAACTCTTAGAGGTTCAAAGGGAGTTGGTGTTTTGTTTGTAGAGTCTGAACGTGCTCTAACTTCTCTAGTGCAGTTGCTTTACAAACAGGATAAAGATACAGATATTCTTATTCAAGAATATATTAAATCAGAGTTCGATGTTCGTGTTTTAGTTCTTGGTGGTAAAGTTATTGCGACAATGAGAAGAGATGTAATTGAGGGTGATTTTAGAAGTAATGCAAGTCAGGGTGCAAAGGTTCGACAATACAATCTAACGCCTTTAGAGAAGGAGCAATGCATTCTTGCTGCTAAAGCAATTGGTGGACTATTCACTGGCGTGGATTTTATTCCTTCAGACAACCCCAAAACAAAACCACCATATATTCTAGAGGTGAATAGTAGCCCTGGCACTGAAAATATTGAAGAAGCAAATAACAAGAATATTGTGAAAGATGTCCTAACACACTTTAGCAATCCAAAGGTAAGGTATACAGTCCCAACTGAATGTGGATGGGAAGAAGTTGTAACGGTAAAACCTTTTGGTGATTTGACAGGTAAATTTGATACAGGAAATTATAAGTATCCAGTTCTTCACGCCGAAGACGTTAAGGTTAATGGTAAAAAGATAACTTTTACGAGCAGTGGTAAAACTATAACCACAAATATTGTTGGTGAATATGTTTCTGTTACAGGTGCTGGTGAAGATGAAAGATACGTTGTTGAGCTTGAATTTGAGTTTGCAGGTTCAAACTATGGCAAGATTGAATTTGGATTAGATAACAGAGACAGACTTGGGACAGATGTTCTTCTAAATCGCAAACTGATGACAACTCTAAATGTTATGGTAAACCCACAGAGAAAATATTTAATCACTACTCCAATGTCCCTTGACAATTAAGGTCAAATAATATACACTCTTTAATATGAGATATTTTAGATACACACTAGACGATTTGCAGAAATCAGCAGATCGCAAACTATTTACCTACATTTCATTCTTCGCAGGCGGTGGTGGATCATCTGCTGGTTACAAACTGGCAGGTGGTGATTGTCGTTTTGTGAATGAATTTCAGCAAGTCGCAGTTGATACTTATCTTGCAAACTGGCCAGACACTCCACACATATGCGGTGATATCAAGGATGTAACTGGACAACAGATTATGGAGATGACAGGAATTAAAAAGTACGAGCTGGATATTCTTGATGGTAGTCCACCTTGTCCACCCTTTAGTATGTCTGGAACTAAGAAGGCGGGTTGGGGTAAAGAAAAGATTGCTTACGGTATGAAGCAGAAGAACATCGAAGATTTGACATGGGAGATGATTCGCATTGCTGGTGAGATGATGCCGAAGGTTATCATATGCGAGAACGTCAAAGGTCTAACGATGGAATATGCAAAGCAGCATTTAGATCGCATGGTCACAGACTTTGAAGCACTTGGATATTCAACTACATTTAAAGTTCTAAACGGTATTCATTTTGGTGTTCCACAGAAACGTCAACGTGTTTTCATCGTATCAGTACGAAATGATGTGCTGGAAGATATTGGTATGCCGTGGATGCTCGTTTCATCTCTATTTCCAGATGGTGCAATGGATGAGGAACCTACAGTAGAGGATGCAATCGGTGATCTAAGACTTGATAATGAAAATAGTGTTGAGGCACATGAACTGCGTGAAATCATGAAGAAAAGTGCTAAATACAAATGGTTGAAACGTCTACCCAAGAACCCTGATAAGGTTATGTCAGTGGGTGATGACATTGTGGGTCCGTTTTATGACAAGCTGATTGCACATAGAACTAAGTGGGGAAAAGAAGTGCCGGAGAGAAAAACTTCATTTTTCCAGTCTCGCAGAGTCCCTTGGCATCAGGCAAGTCACACGCTGAGTGAACAGGGATTGCAGACTAGTTTGGCAGTAAATCTTCATCCCGATGAAGATCGTGGATATACAACTAAGGAGGCTAAGCGCCTCATGTCGCTACCAGAAGATTATATTTTGACGGGAACTCTCAACGAACGCTTGGCGCGTATTGGTTTGATGGTCGCACCTATGATGATGAAGTATATTGCAGAATCTATTTACGAAAAGGTATTGGAGCCGTACAATGAAGTACATAACAGCAAAGAATGATTACGGTGAGAAAGAGACTTTCGAAAAGTGGAACGGCAAGTTCTATGATGAGAAAGACCTAGACCAGATAATCACCATCACAGAAGATACTGCAATATATCGTCCAGATTCTACTTTGGGTGAGGAAGGTATTCCAATTGCTTATGTTGCAACAAACTGTTTTGCAGACGACTCTATGAGAGATGTTCTGTACTCTATTGAAGATGTATCTACCATGAGGGCAAACTGTGCAGGCCCTATCGATCCAGAGGAAATGAAGAAGAAAGGTTTGATTGAGGGAGAACATTACAAATTACGGACTCCCAATTCATATTTCGTTCGAACAAAAAATGGAAAGGGATGGGGCCTAATTGCCTACGCCAACGAGATCAGTAGTGTTATGATTGGCGCGAAACGAGGGCGGTTCACTGGTAAGATTAATGTATCAAACCCCAAGACATGGGAAAAACTAGAGCCTCTGTGCAGGGATGTTGAGGTTGCATTCAATCGTGTTGCTCCAGAGATTTACAATCGACAAAGACGATTTGCAGAAGAGTTTATCGCACCAGAACATCGTCATGGTATGGTGACCACGATTAGTGCAAATCGGTATAGTGCAATGCAGAGTGAGGCTATGAGTGTCCATTCAGATGGTAAAGATGTGGAATATACAACTATGAGTTGTCATAGACAAGGCGAATACACGGGAGCGTATCTTTCATTCCCACGTTGGGGTGTAGGTATTGATCTTCCAGATAACAGCGTATGCATTGCAGATTCTAAGAGCCTGCACTGCGTTACACCTATTAGTGGATCAGGACAGAGGTTCACCACGGTCTGTTATACAGATTTGAGCGCCGCCACAATAGGGAATATGGGTAAGTCAGAACGCCTGATTGGTCGATTCGCAAAAAAAGAAATCGGTAATTTAGAAGATTTTTTTGAGTAGGGGGTTGACAGATTCCCTTTTGCGTGGTATAGTACATATATTATCTAACAAATCTAAGAGGTTAATACTGTGAGCCAGTATTCAAATATCAAGAAGT